CCGAAGCCACGACCGCGACGGGTTCGTGGGCAGAGGGCGTAGCAACCATTACCGGCCTTGCCTCTACGGCTGGGCTAGATACGACCTATCAGGTGCAGGGCGATGGCATCCCCAATGCCACCTACATCACCTCGGTAGGCTCTACGTCGGTCACCATTAACTACCAGCCCACCTCTACGCAGATCAACTCACAGGTCATATTCCAGAAGGTGAAGTACGATTTGCCTGCGGACTACAACAGTACGGTTAACCGCACTCATTGGGACAAGAGCAAGCGTTGGGAAATGCTTGGCCCTGAGTCACCGCAGCAATGGGAATGGCTGCTTTCGGGCTACATCAGCACCGGCCCGCGTATCCGCTGGCGATTGCTCGGCAAATACTTTCAGATTTGGCCGGGCATGAACGCAGGCGAGTTGCTCGGGTTTGAGTACCGCAGCAGGGGATGGGCAGAGTCAGCAAACGGTACGCCGCAAAACAGCTTTACTGCTGACGATGACACTTGCATCTATCCTGATCGCCTTATGGTGCTTGGCACCAAGCTCAAGTATTTTGAGGCGAAGGGCTTTGACACGACTGCGCTGTACCGCGATTACCTGATGGAGTTTGATACAGCGGTGGCGCAAGACACCGCAGCCGCTAACCTCTCCTTTGCTCCACGACCGGGTACGGTGTTGATCGGCTACGACAACATTCCTGATAGCGGTTACGGCACGGACGGCCAGTAATGGCATCGCCCGTTCGCCGCCGGTTAATCCAGAGGACGAGCAACAACGTCGCCTCGCTGCCCGCTCCCGTGGGCGGGTGGAACGCCCGCGACTCACTCGCCAACATGGCACCGACCGATGCGGTGACGCTAGATAACCTATTCCCCGGCGTCTCTAGCGTTAGTTTGCGCGGAGGCTACGTTAAACACGCCACCGGCATGACGGGGCAAGTGGAAAGCCTGCTCGTTTATAGCGGCGGTGCAACCGACAAGATGTTTGCCGCCGTGGATGGCAAGATTTACGACGTTACCTCGGCTGGCCCGGTGGGCGCTGCGGCGGTAAGCGGTTTGACGAGCAATCGGTGGGAATACACCAATATCACCACCTCGGGCGGCAGTTATCTGTATGCCGCTAACGGCGCGGATAAGCCGCTGCTGTATAACGGCAGCAGTTGGACGGCGATAGACGGCGCTTCTACGCCCGCCATTACGGGTGTTACCACAACGGATTTGATACAGCCGACGCTGTTCAAAAACCGGATGTGGTTTATCCAAAAGAACACCTTAAAAGCATGGTATTTGCCGACTGCATCTGTTGGCGGTGCGGCACAAGTGCTTGACCTATCCTCGGTCGCACACCTTGGCGGTACGCTCGTTGCGATGGCGTCATGGACGATTGACGCAGGCTATGGCGTGGATGACAACCTTGTTTTTGTCACCGATCAGGGCGAAGTCATCGTTTATCGCGGAACCGATCCCTCCAGCGCCTCTACATGGGCGTTGATCGGCGTTTGGATCATTGGTGCGCCAATCTCTCGCCGTTGTGTGCAGAAATACGGCGGTGATTTGCTGATTTTGACGCTAGATGGCTTGATCCCGATGGCGTCTGCGCTGCAATCGTCACGTTTAGACCCACAGGTAGCACTCTCGGACAAGATTCAAGGCGCATTCGCCGCCGCGGCGCGTACCTACAAGACCAATTTCGGGTGGGGATTGCTTTACAACCCGCTCAACAACGCTCTCATCGTCAACGTGCCGGTGTCGCAAGGCAACCAAGTGCAGTTTGTGATGAACAACATCACCAAAGCGTGGTGCCGGTTCACTAATTGGAAGGCTAACTGTTTTGCTCTGCTAAACGACAAGCCATATTTCGGTGGTGAAAACTACGTTGCCGAGGCATGGACAATAGGAAGCGGCCAAGCGGGCTTTAACGACGATGGTATAGCGATCAGCACCCAAGCGTTGCAGGCGTTCAACTACTTTGAGACGCGAGGCGTCATCAAGTATTTCACCCGCGCTCGCCCGACCATCTACAGCAACGGTCAGCCGACCATTAACATCGGCATGAACGTGGACTTTCAGACCAACGCCGACCTTGGCGCGTTGTCATTTGTCGCCACACAGTACGGGTTATGGGATGTCGGACTTTGGAGCCAAGCGGTGTGGGGGTCTGACCTCATCATCACAAACAATTTTGTAGGTATCCAAGGAATCGGTTACTGCGGTGGGCTTGTCTTTAACAGCGCCAGCCGTAACGTCTCCTTGGAATGGGCGTCAACTGATGTGGTGTACCAACTCGGATGGGCTGGCGCATCGTAAGTGGCCCCCATGTGGGGGAATACGTCACCGCGCAGACGCAGGGCGGGTTTGACGTTGATCGCTCGGTCGCTATCGGCCTTGAGCGGGACGGCAAGATCGTCGCAGGCACGGTCTATGAGAATTGGAACGGGGTTAGCGTGGTGTGCCACATCGCGTGGGAGCGAGTAACGCCCGCGTACATGGCTGCCGTGTATGACTATCCCTTTAACGTCGCAAATGTTGATAAGATAATAGGGCCAATCAGCAGCAACCATACCCGGGCGCTCGCATTGGTCAGCAAGATGGGGTTTTCGGAGGAAGCGCGAATCAAAGGAGCCGCGCACGACTCTGGGGACATTGTTTTGATGACTATGACACCGAATGAGTGTCGTTATTTGGAGCCTCGGTATGGGCAAAAGATCACCGGCACCGCCGCCAGCACCTGATTACACCACCCTTGCGATCAAGCAGGGTGAGGCCAACTTGGCAGCCGCCAAGCAATCGGCCTATATGTCCAACCCGAACATTTACTCCCCGACGGGTACGCAAACCGTTACGTGGGAAAAGACGCGCACGACAGACACCGACGCCTACAACAAGGCGATGGAGCAATGGCGGCAAGCGTCAATGGCAAATCCTGACGGCTACGTTGGGGAAATGCCGACGCAAGCACAGTTCCAAACCGAAATTGAACAGCCAACCGTGCGTCAAACCATTGACCCGAACGCCGAGGCGGCGCTGCGTCAGCAAGAGTTGGCGCAACGGTACATGTCAGAGGCTGCGGCAGGTGCAGCGCGAGGGTTGGGCAGTCTTGGCATTGCCTCTGCTTTTGACGCTCGCAGCATCCCCGGGCTGCAATACAGCGTGCCGGGTGCAGGCGCGATTGCGACCCCCGGCAGTTATGTCCCTTATCGCGGCGAGGCCGGATTTGTGGACATGGGGTTTGCCACGGGCGATATGCAATTAAACGCCCCGGGCGCGGGTGGATATGCCCCAACGACGGGGTATTACACCGAACAACTCCCCGGTCAGATTGGCGCAGGACAACAAGCCTTTGGCGGCCCCGCCGCACCGGGTCTGGGACAGTTTCAGTATGGCGGCCCACAGACCGCCATAGGCGAAACAGGTTTTGCGCCCGCTGGCTCAAGTTTTATCGGCATTCCGCGTGAGTACGGCGTGGATTACTCGGGCGTCGGTGGGGTAGCCCAAGGCACCGGCCCCTTCACGTATGGACAAGCCTTTGGCGGCCCCACGGGCGGCCTCTACGGCATGGCAGGCGGGGGGCCGGGAGGCGTTCAGTTCGGCGGCCTTGATACGTCTGGAATGCAAGGCATTCAGGGCGGCGTAGGACAGTTTGGGTACGCGCAGGGCGGCCCACAAGCCGCGCAGTTGCAGGGGTTAAACCTCGCAGGTGTCGGCGGTGTAGCAGGCGGCATGACTGGCCGCGAGTTTGGCATGGCGGCTGGTGGCCCCGGCGGCGTGCAGTTCCAAGGGTTAGATGTTTCGGGTGTTGGCGGCGTACAGGCCGCGCCGGGACAAGGGCAGTTTGGCTACGCCCAACAGTTTGTGGGCGGCCCGCAGTTGCAGGGTCAGATTGACGTTTCCAACATCGCACAAGGCCCGATTAACGCAGGCATGACGGCGCAGCAGGCGATCCTGTCGCGTTTGTCGCCGCAGTTGCAGGGTGAGCGTCAACAACTTCAAACGCAACTGATTAACCAAGGCTTGCGACCGGGTGGCGAGGCGTACAACGCTGCCATGTCGGCGCAGATGCAGAAGGAAAACGATCTGTTGCTGCAAGCCGCCGCGCAAGGCATTAGCCTTGACCAAGCCGCTCGCCAGCAGCAGTTTGCCGAGCAGCAGTCTCGCGCCATGTTTGCCAACCAAGCGCAACTGCAAGGCTTTGGCGCTGGCATGGAGCAGGCGGGCCTCTACAACGTCGGCCTCGGCCAGAACGTGCAGCAAGCACTTGCTACGCAAGCCGCCGCCAATCAGGCGCAACAGCAGGCGTTCCAACAGCGAGTGCAGGCTGGCGAGTTTGGCCGCGAAGCGCAACTGGCTTCGTTTCAGACAGGTCAACAAGCGCAGGAAGCACAGAACCGCGCTATTGCCCAAAACTTCCAGCAAGCGATGGTGGGAGCCGAGGCAGATCGCGCCGCCCAAGCGCAGCGGTTTGGTCAGGCTGTTACAGGCGGGGAGTTCGCCCAACAGCAAGCCCTTGCTCAATTTGGCATGGGCCAACAAGCTCAAGAGCTGCAAAACCAAGCAATCGCCCAAAACACGCAACTGGCATTGCAAAGCGGTCAGTTTGCAAACGAAGCGCAAGCCCAACAGTTCGCGCAACGTCTTGCTGCGGGTGAATTTGGCCGAGAAGCACAGTTGGCCTCTTTCCAGACCGGCCAGCAAGCGCAGCAAGCCATCAATCAGGCTATCGCGCAGAACTTTGCCCAAGGCCAAGCCGCACAGCAGATGCAGAACCAAGCGGTTCAGCAGAACTTGCAGAGCGCCCTCGCCGCAGAGGAGGCGCAGCGTGCCGCGCAAGCGCAACGATTCGGCCAAGCGCAAGATATCACTGGGCTGCAGGCGCAGCTCGGCGCACAGCAGTTTGGTCAGCAAGCGCAGTTACAGGAGATCATCAACGCCGCTGGAGCGCAGAACTTCCAGCAAGCGTTGGCATCGCGTGAAGCGTTCAACCAAGCGCAGCAGCAGGCTTACCAACAAGCATTGCAAGGCCAAGGGTTCAACCGCGAAGCCCTCATGCAGCAGTTTGGCATGGGGCAGCAAGCGCAAGAGCTACAAAACCAAGCGATTTCCGAGAACTACAACCGCTCGCTTGCCATGCGCGAATTGCAAAACGCTGCGTTACAACAGACGTTTAATCAGTACCAAGCGCAACAGCAAATGGCAAACGCTGCGGCGGGGCAAAACTTTGCACAGCAGCAACAAGCCGCACAGTTCAACCTCGCACGCCAACAGCAGCAAGCGGCACAAGCGGCGGGACAGGCTGGTTTCTACAACGAAGCGCAGGCACAAGCGTATCAGCGTCAACTTGCCCAGCAAGCCGCGCAGAATGCAGCACAAGCGCAACGGTTTGGGCAAGTCATGGATTACCAAGGCTTACGCAACCAAGCCCTCGCGCAAAACCAAGCGCAGGACTTCCAGCGCCTTGCCGCACAGAACGCCGCGCAACAACAGCAGTTCCAACAGAACATTGCCGGTCAGCAGTTCTACAACACGGCGGTGCAGCAAGCGTTGGCACAGCAGGCGGCCATCCGCAGCCTCCCGGTCAACGAGATCAGCGCATTGCTCTCGGGCGGGCAGGTCAACGTGCCGCAGTTCCAAGGCTACAGCGGCGTCACCGTCGCGCCGGCACCCGTATTCCAAGCGGGTCAGGCGGCAGGCGATTTTGCACAGCGTAACTATCAGAACCAAGTTGGTTCGTACAACGCAGGCATGGGATTGCTTGGCAGCCTTGCCGGTGCGGCAGGAACCGCCCTTGGCGGCCCATTAGGCGGCGCTATCGGTAAAGGCTTATTCGGAGGCTAACACATGAACGGATTTTCACCAGATCGTAGACCGCAGCAGTTAGCCCAGATGCTCGCTGCCCAAGAGCGCAACACCTCGCTCGGAGCGCCCCCGGGACAGCGCGACATGGCAATGCGTCAGGTGCCGGGACTTGGCTACTCACAGGCCACGCCAAACGCAGCACCGGGTGTGCCGCCGCAGGCGATGAACTTTAGCGGCCCAATGACGACCCCGCAGCCGGGACTGACTGGCTCACGCGGCATCATGGGCGGCATGGGTCGCCCGATGGGCAGTAGAATGTCACCGCAGATTGGCGGTCAGATGCAGCGCCCACGCGGCCCCGGCGCACAGGGTTATCCACGCTCTCCGGGTTTAACGACCCCGCAGGGAGGTGGTTACAGAGGGGATTTTGACTATGGCCAAGAGTGATCGCGTCCGTTACGTCAGCACATTCCGCGCTCCGACCGAGTACGAGCGCCAGCTAGAGGAGGCACGACGCCGTGCTGCCCTCGCTGAAGCCCTTGCACAGCAGGAATATCAGCCGATGGAAGGGACGGTTGCACCGATCCCGAAGGCTGCGCCGTTGGTTAAGGCATTGCAGGGCTACCTGACTGCCCGCGAGGGGCGCTTGGCAAAAGAAGCCGCAACCGAGGCAGAAAAGGCCGGTCGCCAAGAATTCACCGATTACATCCGCTCGTTTGAGCCGGAGCAGCGCACCGTTGACATGGGCAAAATTGCCGCAATGGAAGCCACCGCTCCGCAGATTGATGCGCAGGGGCGCGTGTCGTACAACCCGCCAAGTGCCGTTGCAGCGCCAAATCAGAGCCTTATAGCAACCTCACCGGATCAGCCGATGCAGATGCAAGTTGGCGGCCCGTTATCAACGGCGCAGCGTCGTGCGCGAGCGTTAGAAGGCTTTGAAAGCGCAAATCCGATGGTTCAGCAGTACGCCATGACGCAGTTTGAGGCGACATCGCCCAAGCGCACCGAGTTAAAGGTTGGCGACATTGCGCCTGATAAATTTACGCCGCAAAGCATCCGCGCAGCCGTAAATGCTGGTGATTACAGTTTGCTCAAGCCGGTTGACGAAACCGCATCGTTAGTCGGCAAGCCATCGCCGTCTGACTTTACGCCCGCAAGCGTGGCTAAATTTGCACAATCGGGGAATTACGCAGATTTGGTACCAGTTCCGAAACCTGCGCCGGTTACTAACATTGACCTTGGCCCGAAAGATACGTTTAAGTTAGAGGCAGACCTACGCGGTGAAGTTAAAGATAAATTAAAAGATTACGACGCAGTTAGAAGCGCGTATCAAAAAATTGAAAACGCTTTAGAAACTGGCGCGGGCGATATAGCCGTAGTTTATGCCTTTGCCAAACTTAACGACCCAACTTCGGTTGTTCGTGAGTCTGAATTCGCAACCGTGGCAAAATCTGGATCGCTTGGTCAACGGATTAAGAATCTTGTTGAACAGGCGCAAACTGGCAAAATGAATCCAGAATTGCGTGAAAATTTGCGACAACAAGCGCGTCAGATGTATTTGACGCAACAGCAGCAAGCTGAATCTATTGCCAGTCAATACCGAGAATTGGCAAAAAGCTATAACCTTGACCCAAACAAGATTTTGTCGGGAATTAACATCAATAATCTTGCCGCGCAGAAAGATGATGATGTCATCAAACTGCCGCCACGCCGTCCGAGGTAAGCCATGCCAAAGTATGAAATTGAGGGCGAGGTTTATATCGCTGCAAATCCTGACGAAGCGTATGCAAAGCACGATCAGGCAATGGCAAGCAAGGCTGCAATGCAGCGCGGCGCTCAAATGTCGCCAGTTGCACAGGGCGCATTGACGGCAGCACAGGGCGCTACGTTTAACTTTGCCGATGAAATGGCGGGGCTTGTAAACCCGCAGTATCGGGATGTGGTGCGCGGCGCTACGCAGCAGTTTGCAGCCGAGCGCCCAATGGCGGCGGCGGGGCTTGAGCTTGCGGGCGGTCTTGCAACGGCCCCCTTTACCGGCCCTCTCTCGCTTGGTCGTGGCGTTACCACGATGGGGAAAGTAGCGCGTACCGCAGGCGACATTGCCGCGCAGGGCGCATTGTCAGGCGCTGGCGCTGCCGATGAAGGCGACCGATTGGCTGGCGCTGGAATGGGTGCAGGCACCGCGCTTGCTGTCGGCGGTGGGGCCAACATTTTAGGCCGAGGCATTCGTAGTGCCGTTGTAACGCCTGTTGCATCGCGTTTGCCGGGTGTTTTAGGGATGGTTCCCGAAACCGCAGGCGGTTACAACGTGCGTCCAGATTATGCCCGTGAACGCCTTGCAGAATTGCTAGAGCGTGACGCACAGGCTCGCATTATGACGGGCGTGGAACCGGGGCAAGAGGCTGTAATGGCCGCTGCTCGTTTGCGCCGCCCCCGTGGCGGTGGGTTAGGCGCAGAAGCGCCTATCGCAGCAACTGGCGGCAATACGCTGGCTGAAATTGATATGTTGTCTCAACTGCCCGGTGTGGCAGGGCGGCAACTGACAGCGCAGCAGCGTCGTGTTGCAGCCAAACGCGGTGGCGCTATTGTGGAAACCGCAGAACGCGCCACA